ATGGCAGATGAAGAAGCCGCAGACAGACAGGATTGTGTTGACAGAAATGTAGCGCACCTTGAACTTATGAAAGCTAAAGATGATTGGGGTAGCGAAAGTTTTACAGCTACTGACGCAGCTATTAGCGCCGGAAAAGGATACACAGCATCATGAGCGAAATAGAACGAACAACAGAAGAAAAGGCACAAATGTACAGCTCAATGCTTGGCAGCGTTAGCGTTATTACTAATGCTTTAGACGCAGACAACGACTTTTGCAACGACATGACAGACGAAGAAGTGAAAGAGCGCGTTATGCGTAGCTCCGGTTATCTGTCAGCAGGTGTAGCACTCGACGATTGGGGCAGCGAAGATATGTCCACAATCAATGCTGCTATTACAGCCGCTGAAGCTGCTTAGTTATTAAAGAGCATGGAAGCACTAGACCTTGTAAACACAATGTGGCCGATAGCGGTGGGCTTTGTTACCTTGGTCATAGTGCTGGCTAAGATGCATGGCGACATAGAGACTATCAAAGAGAAGGTAAAGCTGCTCTTTGAGCTATGGAACAAGAAAGACTAATGATTGCTGAGATAGCTACAGTTATATCGGTTGTCAAAGGGCTAAATGATGCGATAGGCGCTTTAAAAGAAGCTGGCGGACATGCTAACGATATATCTTCTGTTATGGAACGGTATAGCAAAGCTAACGAAACCATCCAAGATGTAGAAAGTAAATATGTTGGTAAGCTGTCTGTGAAAGAATCGTTACAGATAACGATGGCAAAACGGCAATTGAAAATGTTTAACCAGCAGCTCAAAGATCAATTCACAATGGCGGGCTTAGGGGCCGACTATAGAGAAATGATGAACAGGGTCGAAGAGAGTCGCTTGGAACATGAAAAGCAAATAAGGATAGCGTTGATCCGCAGGCGTAAGAACATTGCTTTTGCCAAACAACTTGGCGTTGCGTTCACGGCAGGAATTATTGGGTTTGGCGTTATAATTGGGACTATTATTTTGTTGTTTAAAAAATAAAGTTTTGCCGAGCGGTTGCTCAATTGAGCACAAACATGCAAAATGTAAAAAAACAGGAGGACGTATGAGCGAACAACAGGAACCGGTTATTTTGACAATTGACGACCAAGAGTACGATGTTAATGAGTTGGGAGAAGATTCCAAGGTGCATTACGTCGAAGTGGTCAACCTTCGCAAGCAGATTGGCGAATTAAGCAACCAGATCGCTGCGGCACAACAGCAGGGCATCAACTTGCAGGTTGCGCTAGGATTTCGCGAAAATGCTTTGCGCGAATCAATTAAGCCGGTTGAAGAAGTCGAAACAGAGTCGGAAGCAAGCTGATGGCTCAGACTCATGCAAGCAAGGCGTTACAAAAAATCGAATCTCACGAGAAAGAATGCATTTTGCGATATGAATCAATCCACGAGCGACTAGATGCCGGAAGCAGGCGGTTCGACAAGTTGGAAAACATGATCTGGGGCATCTACCCGGTGATGATTGCTTCGTTCATAGCGGTTGCTAGTCTGGCGCTTGCAAAATGAATCTCAAGGCAATCAAGGGTTTGATCGGCGCTGTGGCTCCAACTATTGGCCAAGCATTGGGCGGACCATTGGGCGGCGCAGCCGCTCAAACAATTGCCAGCGTTCTTGGCTGCAAACCTGACGAGAAAAGCATTGTCAGCGCGGTGCAGGCAGCAACGCCAGAACAGCTTGCAGAACTCAAAAAGGCCGAGCTTGATTTTCAAGTGCAGATGAAAAAACTCGATGTAGATGTTTTTGCATTAGAAACAGAAGACATTCAACACGCTAGGTCTGCCTTTAAAGGAGATTGGACTCCGAAATTCATCGCTGTTGCGTGTGTGCTCTTCTTCGGAGCTTATATCGCATTGGTTACTTTGCAAGATCCTACTGCAAACGATGACGGCATCGTTAATCTTGTACTGGGTTATTTGGGAGGTATCGTTTCATCGATCATCAGCTTTTATTATGGCGCGTCACATAAGCATGAAAAATGAATAGATTGATAGAAATGCTCAGAAGGCATGAGGGCGTTAGGGACAAGGTTTACATGTGTTCCGCAGGATACGAGACCATTGGTGTCGGCAGAAACATATCCGAGTCCGGTCTTGGTCTTTCGGATGACGAAATAGACTACCTGCTAAACAACGACATCAACAGGTGCCGAGAAGAGCTGTCTAGAGAATACTTTTGGTTCAATACGTTAGACGTAGTAAGAAAAGAAGCGCTAATAGACTTGTCGTTCAATATCGGACAAACAAAATTGAGAGGCTTTGTTAAAGCACTCGAATGCATGGCTGAAAACAATTTTGAAAAAGCTGGCGAAGAATTTTACGACAGCAAATGGGCAAAGCAAGTTGGCGACAGGTCGTTAGAAATATGTCAGATGATAAAGTCTGGCGAATATCAGAATCGATGAAAGAATATTGAGCCACGCCATGCCTAGTCTTGCGCTGAAAGATTTTGACATTTTATCGGATGACGAAAAAACAGAAGCCGTTGCTCTTCTTAATAAATACGAACAGCTAGAAAAACAAGATGACTGCCAACACGATTTTATTAAATTTGTTGAGCACATGTGGCCGGAATTTGTCGAGGGTCGTCATCATAAAATTATTGGCGAGAAGTTCAACAGAATAGCTCAAGGCAAGTTAAAGCGATTAATCGTCTGCCTCCCTCCTCGTCACACCAAATCTGAATTTGCCAGCACCTATTTCCCGGCTTGGATGATGGGTCTGCGGGGCGATCTAAAGATTATTCAAACCACGCACACCGCCGAGCTTGCGGTTCGATTTGGTAGAAGAGTCAGAAACATCATCGACTCGGAAGACTATCAAGAAGTCTTCCCCAAGCTAAAGCTGCAATCAGACAACAAATCTGCCGGTCGATGGACGACCAACGAGGGCGGAGAATCTTTCTACTCAGGCGTTGGCGGTGCGATTACTGGCCGTGGCGCAGACTTGCTCATCATCGATGACCCGGTTTCTGAGCAAGACGCGCTTTCTCCTACCGCAATGGATTCGGTTTACGAGTGGTATACCTCTGGTCCTCGACAGCGTTTGCAGCCGGGCGGAATCATCGTAATCGTAATGACCAGATGGTCCACCAAGGATCTTGTTGGCAAGGTCATTAAAAAGCAAACCGAAGATCACGCAGATAAGTGGGAAATGATCGAATTCCCGGCGATCATGCCAGAATCAGATGAACCGCTCTGGCCCGAGTATTGGAAAAAGGAAGAACTTCTCAGCGTCAAGGCATCCCTACCGATTGCAAAGTGGAACTCTCAGTGGATGCAGAACCCAACCGCCGAAGAGGGTTCAATCGTAAAGCGCGAATGGTGGGAAGTTTGGGACAAAGATTATGTCCCGGCATATTCTTACGTCATACAGAGTTACGACACGGCTTTTAGCAAGAAAGAGACCGCTGACTACTCCGCAATAACAACTTGGGCGGTGTTTACCCCGGAAGTTGACGGCCCAGAGTGCGTCATACTGTTAGACGCAAAAAGNTTNCGCGTTGACTTTCCCGAGCTTAAAAAAATTGCGATGGATGAATACAAATATTGGGAGCCTGATTGCGTGTTAATTGAAGCAAAAGCTTCCGGCACCCCGTTGACTCAAGAATTAAGGAGAATGGGCATCCCGGTGACGGCCTATACTCCTTCTCGCGGTCAGGATAAGATTGCGAGAATGAATAGTGTGGCCCCATTGTTTGAATCTGCGATGGTTTGGGCACCAGAAGACACGTTTGCCGAAGAAGTGATAGAGGAAATGGCATCTTTTCCTTACGGAGATCATGACGATTTTTGCGATTCTGCTACAATGGCGCTAATGAGGTTCAGGCAGGGCGGATTTGTTACGCTCGAAAACGATTACCAAGACGAGGCTAGGTTTTTGCCTCGCAATAGACAGGTGTATTACTAATGGCAGTGGAAAGACTTTTAGGCACTCAAGACGATCCAGACGTAATCCCTCTATCAAGAGAAGTTGAGGTTGAGCCAGACCCTTCTCGAGAAGACATGATCAGGGACGCTGCTCAGATTCTGGTTGACGAAGAAGAAATATTAATCGACGACGAAATCGACGCGGTTCCAGAAACGCCACAGATACCATTTGACTCTAATTTGGTCGAGTTTCTTGACAAGTCTGACCTTGGAAAGCTTGCCGATGACGTTTTGCAATCCATCGAATCCGACAAAGAAAGCCGCTCAGAATGGGAAAAAACGTATGTTGACGGGTTAAAATACCTCGGAATGAAGTTTGACGAGATGCGATCTTCTCCGTTTCAAGGCTCTTCCGGCGTGATTCACCCTATCCTTGCCGAAAGCGTGACGCAATTTCAAGCTCAGGCGTACAAGGAGCTTTTGCCAGCCAAGGGACCGGTAAAAACAGAGATTGTCGGCAATAGAACCCCGGAAGTTGACATGCAGGCGCAAAGAGTCGGCGATTTCATGAATTTTTACGTCATGAACGTGATGAAAGAGTACGATCCCGAGTTGGACATGCTTCTTTTTTACCTTCCAATCGCTGGATCCGCCTTCAAAAAAGTTTATTACGACCAAGCATTGAGTCGAGCGGTATCAAAATTTATTGCGCCAGAAGATCTTATTGTTCCCTACGAAGCATCTGACATTTTATCGGCAGAAAGAGTCACTCATGTCATTAGCATGAGCAAAAACGAGATAAGGAAGCAGCAGCTCACCGGATTTTATGCGGATATTGAGCTAAAAGGCGACTCTTACGTCTCTAACCGCAGCGATATTGAAGAGGAAGTTGATGAAATAGAAGGCATGCAGCCAAATTACTCAGAAAACCGAGACAGGACGGTTTATGAGGTCCACACAATATTGGATCTGGATGGGTATGAAGATATTGGCGCTGACGGACAGCCTACCGGGTTAAAATTACCCTACATCGTCACGATTGATGAGCAAAGTCAGCAAATCTTAGCGCTTCGCAGAAATTATGCTGAACAAGACCCGCTCAAGCAAAAAATTAACTACTTTGTTCAGTACAAATTTCTGCCCGGATTGGGTTTTTACGGTCTTGGATTAAGCCACATGATCGGCGGTCTCTCCAAGGCTGCAACGAGCATCCTGCGACAGCTAATTGATGCCGGTACCATCGCAAATCTGCCTGCTGGATTTAAAGCCAGAGGCATGAGGATTCGCGATGAGGACGAACCGCTCCAGCCCGGAGAGTTTAGAGATATTGACACCACTGGTGGCTCATTACGAGAAAATTTGATACCGCTGCCGGTGAAAGAGCCGTCTAACGTCTTGATGCAATTGCTGGGAATGCTGGTTGAATCCGGCAAGCGTTTTGCGTCGATTGCGGACACCAATGTTGGCGACATGAATCAGGCTATGCCCGTTGGTACAACGGTCGCACTGCTTGAGCGCGGCACCAAAGTGATGAGCGCGATACACAAGCGCTTGCATTACTCCCAACGGATTGAGTTTCAACTTTTGGCCAAAGTTTTCTCTGAATATCTGCCGCCAACGTACCCATACCAAACGTCAAACGGTAATCAACAGGTTAAACAAACAGACTTCGATGGCCGTGTTGACGTTATCCCGGTTTCGGATCCAAATATATTTAGCCAATCTCAGCGGATAACGATGGCTCAAGAGCTGATGCAGCTCGTTCAGTCAAACCCAGAGATTCACGGCCCGCAAGGGATGTATGAAGCCTACC